CAAGACGAACTTCTAACTCTTCTTTACTAACGGTTGTGTAAGCTACAGGTGTTTTTTCATCAGCCCTTGAAGCCAAAACCTCAACGTCTGATAATTCAATCACATTTAGTGGAAGAACGAAAGCCATCATTAAATCTGTATCTGCCTCGTTAATCTTTACTATAAGTGATTGTGGTTTAAACCCTATAACAGTCGCTGTAATTGTGTAGTCACCGGCACCTAAGTCAAGCACAAATGTGCCTGTTTCATCGGAAACAGTACCTAAATCGGTTCCTACTACGACAATGTTAGCGTTTGCTAAGGGGTCTCCTGCTTCTGATGTAACTTTTCCTGTTACCGATTGTGCAAACAACATCATCGGTGTTAGTAGAGTCATCATCATAGCAATTAGATTACGACTTTTCATATCGAATCTCCTTGTTATTCATTAACACGACACATTTTTTCACAGGTGTGTCTACTGCCTGTCCGCTATTTTTCGTATGTGAAATTTTAATTTGCGTACTCTTGGTCATCATTATCGCCTGTTAGAGATGGAACTTCACAACTATCATTGTTACAAAACTTATCGATATCAGCCTCTTCGTTCTTTATAACACCAAAAGACAATTTATTAAGTTTCTTAATTTGTTTATTATATTCTTTTTCGTCTATAGACTCATAGGGCATTTGCGGATAAGCTCCCCAATCATGCCTTGGTAATAAACTTATACCTTTTAAGTGATATTGAAAATAATTCAATACATTAGGTATCTGTTCCCCCTCTGTTTCAGGATTAAATGTTACTGTACAACTTACTTGATTGTCTGCCCAATGTCGTTGCATAAATGCAGCTAAACTGAATTGTTCCCAAATGGATAATTGACCTGCGGTTCTTATTCCCTCTCCCACATCGACTGGTACTTCAACAACCATTGTTGTATCTTCGGAACCAAAAGCTGGTTCTATTTTATAACCTGATTTTTTCATAGGTTCTATCAACTCTGAATGTTTTGATAACCTAATTCTTCTAATATAAAACCTTGACTCTGGATAATGTAAACCTGGCGTTGCACCTGCTAAAAGAGATACAGTACCACTTGGTTTTACCGAAGTTGTTTTTATTGATTTTGGGACAGCAAACCAATCACTATATTGTTTGTCCCAATCTTGTATAACATCATAACCATTTTCTAACCACTCTTTTAATTCGTGTAATCCACGATTTGTGATAAATTGTGCGACTCCGCTCACACTACAACCAATTCTTCTATTTCTTAACATAACCCTATTTGTATCTGACCAATGTGTTCTACCAAGTGTCACCGTCTTGGCATACAGATAAGCATATTTTAATGTTCTAGCATAATCCTCGAATGAATCATGATTACTTGGAAATGTCTCAACTAAACAACATAATTCATAAGACTCTAATGTTTGCTCTAAACACGGATTACCACCCATAGCTCTGTGGTCTTTATTATCCCCACCATTTTTCATTCTTGAATAATGTCTCATGTTTTCTAACCAAGCAAAACCTGGCTCTCCATTATCAACTATTCTATTCGCTGCATCCGTATAGTCCATACCAAGTTCTGCGAATATACTATTGTTAGATGTCCAACCGTATTGGTCTCTGTGTGGATTTACCTTATAGTTTTTTAAATCTAAATATTCCTCATTATGTGGGTCACCAAATACAATCTCAGCAGTTCTCCTTACATTACCAGCAACAACACACTTACCAATTAGATTCATTATGTCAACAATTGTTGTTATTGTGATTGGTTCACCACTATTTTTTTCTAAAACATCTTTAATACTTTCATGAACTTCAACTAAGGGTTCAGGCCCACTTGATACTCCACCGAATCCTTTTATCGGTTCACCCGCTGGTCTAACCTTTGAGTAATCAAATGCTATCGGTGCTGTTCCATGAAAATAACTTTCTAATAATAACTTCAGAGATTCAACCCAACCCTCACGAGTATCTGGTATTTCAAACATCTCATTAGCTCTATCTTTATTTACACCCTTAACAACTATCTCACCAGCACCTTTAGTATCAAAACCAACACCAACACCTAACATAGATGCATCCATTAGGAAACAGAATGGTTTCGAGTAATCTTCTTTAAGGGTTTTAGTTGATACAAATGCACAATTATTTAGAGCCGCATATAAACCTTTTTCCTCAGTAACAGGTGTCCCCATAGCCCATAAACCACGGCCTGGTGGTAAGAACTTCATATTAAATATTCTATCATACATATCTTGTGCACTTTTTTGTGCCTGCCATGGATTCCAACCTAATTGATGTGATTCAATATGATTCATTTGCATGGAGTAAGTGCCTTCTACAACCCTTTGTACCGTCTCCCACCATCTCTCATTTTTTCCGTTTTCTTTTATTCTTGAGTAAGTCCTCATATAAACTAACTCACCCAATCCATTAAAACCAAAAGGAGCTTTTTTCCTCTTATACTTGTCTATAAACTTATCCGATAACTTAAATTGTTCCATTCAAAATACTCCTTGTAAACTCATTTTTGTAACAAAAATAAATATCATATATATTAGACTCTTTACTCGAATCCGTCAACATTTTTACCAAAATCTTTATATTTGTTTGCTAATTCTTTTCTTAAAAACTCTTCACTATTATTCATCTTACTCTGTGCATCTTTTCCAAACTGACTACTACCCTCAAAGATTTGAACTTGACCTATGTTAGTATTTATGGTCGCTGGATAGGTAATACCATCTATACCAAACCTATTTTTTATAACATGAAAACGACCTGTGTTAGCTATCTTATCTTCGACCTTACGACTCATACTCATAACAAAGTCAGCGGTCATCACCTTACTATAATCTTCAGCCACCTTATCTGCCCCAATAACATCCTCTTCTAATGCTGAACGATTTGCTTGTGATGCAGTCCATATCGGAATCTCTAATTCACCAGCCAATCCTCTGAGGTCTTCATAAATATTACCTATCGCGTGTCTTTTTTCTTTGAAGTTACCTGTAGGCATTAAAATATCAGCATAATCAACAAGAGCCATATCAACCTTAATTCCACTCAACTCTATTTGTTTTAGATGCGCCCCAATTGTTTGAACTGTGGCTGATTTTGTTGGGAAATATTTTATTAATAACTTACCATTTAATTTTTTAATTTGAGACTCTACATCCTCTTTGTGATATTTTATATTAGCCGTCGTCACACCACTAAAAATAGAATCATATCTAAGTCCTACATAGTTCTCATTTAACTCAAGGGTATAGTGAACAACAACACCCTTGTTTTTTAATACACTACTACCTAAAGATTGTAAAGTCCAAGACTTACCAATACCTGCTGGCGCAACTATCACACCTAATTCACCGGCACCTAAACCACCATCCATTATATCATTTACAACATCCCATGGAGTTTTAACGGTTGTTCTAGCAGACTCCTCAAGTCTTGATTTAAAAGACTCAAGATAATCATGTCCTAAATCTTTAGTGGTTCCAGCTTTCATAGCTTCATCAATAATTGATTTTATACCGTTATAATCTTTATTTTCTAATAAATCCACGGACTCTAATATAGCATTTTTTAGTGTTTGATTTTTACAAAAATCTAAGGTTTTCTTCTGAACAAAATCTAAATCTGTCGCTTCGATGTGCTTCCAAACATCTCTAAGTTTTTCAACCACACCTGATTTTAATATATCATTATCGATTTCCTCTATTCCACATTTTAGAACTTCTAATGTCGGTTGTTTTTTATACTCAAAGAAATAATCTTGAATATTTTTAACCAGCCATTTATTAGAGTCAGAGTCAAACATTGATGGGTTTAAAATATCGATAATAGTTTGTATGAATTTTTTGTCAGATAGTAAAGATGCTATAATTTTGGATTGAAAAGAAGTTCCAAATTTTACTAAAGTTTCACTCATATGTTTTTTTTGCGTATCTATTTAATTGATTAAAATTTGTTAATAACCAAGTTGTAAGGTTCGGTAAAGCTGTAAATAATTTATCTTCCAAAAACATCTTTTCAAATTTATACTTTACCAACTGATTGATTGGTTCGTTTATTTTTTGCACTATTTTTGTTTTAGTATTACCAGATATATCTACTTCATGTAACTGCATTAATTTATAATTACGTTCGATGATTTCTTTTGAATCTGGTAAAACTCCGATGATATCATCTATATTACATATCACATTATCTGCCAAAAATGGTAATTTTTTTTTAATTGTTTTTAGACCTAATCCTCTCACGCCAGATATGTTATCCGACTTGTCCCCATCTAAAACTCTGTACCAAATAAAGTTCTTAGAAAAAATACCAAACTCTTCAAAGACAGACTTATCATCGTACATTTTCTTTTTAGTTGGACTCCAAATCTTCACCCTACCATTTGCTAGCTGAAGAAAATCTTTATCAGTAGACATAATTACCACTTCGGAATCAGGTAAAGCCTGTTCAGCTATATACCCAATCGTATCATCTGCCTCGATATTATCATATGATAGAACCGTTACAGGAAGTGTTTCCAAATACTCAACACTTCTTTGTAATTGCATAATCATGTTTTGTTTCTCATCCTCTTGCGATGCGAAATCATAAGCACGATTGACACGATATTTATTTTTACGATTCTTTTTATACTCTGGTAATATCTTACGACGGCGATTAGACCCACCTTTACCATCGAAAACTACGATGACTCTAGTGGGACTAATCATGTTTATTACATAACCAATGCTTTTTAGAAAACCAACTATTCCACCAACGTGCACACCATCATCGTTAGTAGTTGGTATAACTGAGAACACCCTAATAAAAGTGTTTAAGCCATCTATAATAAGCACTTTATCGTTTGGTTCACCGCCGTCAAGTGAACCACCCTTTTTCTTTATCTCATCGAACATTGATAGATATCGTTTATTAGTCACCCATCTCCTCTTCAATAACAACATCATCAATGCCGAAGTTTTTTTCGTATTTAAGGATTACCTTGCTACAGATTAAGTCATAACAATGCGACCTAAACTCGGTATCTTTTAGAAGTTCACTCCAATCCTTAGATTGAAACTTAACCTCTTTACCTTTGTGATTGTCCATGGTATACCATGAACCACCCTGCTTTACGAGTCTATGGTCTTTCATTACCTTAAGCCAACTTCCATCATCATCTATGCCAGTTTCAAAGTAAAGTTCAAAATCAGCGTGTCTCATTGGAGGGCCAAGTCTATTCTTGATGACCTGAGCTCTCATCTTCATGCCGATTGTATTGTTCTTTTTATCTTTTATCTGACCTGTATTCTTTAATCTGATACGAGTTGATGAATGAAATGGTAATGCTTTTCCACCACTTGTTGTCCAAGGGTCTCCAAACATTACACCCAACTTTTGTCTTAACTGATTAGTAAAAACTAAAGCTATCTGTTGTCTGCCAATCATTTGGGTAATCTTACGCATTGCTTTCGAAATAATAATCGCTTTTGATGTAGCCCAACCATCTTTATCAAAGTCGGCTTCCATCTCCACATTGGTGGATGCGGCGGCGAGTGAGTCAACAAGTATAGTTACTAATCTATCCTTATCACTCTCTCTTACTTTTGCAACAATCTCTTCGATTGCATGAAATATGTCTTCTACTGTTTCTAAGTGTAGATATAACATACTATCTGTATCGACTCCAATAGCTGATAGAAACTCTGTACTAACAGCTGTTTCGGTATCGATGTAAACTGCAACACCACCTTTCTTCTGTGTCTCCGCTAACATATGAGCTCCGATTAGTGATTTACCACTACTCTCAAGTCCATTTAGTTCGGTGATTCTACCGACCGCAATACCACCATTTGGTTTATTTGATATTGCTAGGTCTAACATTGTAGAACCAGTTGACACAAAATCTTTTATGTCGGTGGGTGTAGTATCACTACCATCAAGGAAGTAAGCAACCTTCATATCCTTGAATTGTTTGTTTATGGTATCCGCTAAGACACCAGCCAATTCGTCTCTTGTAGACATATTTTTCTCCGATTTTTAAGATTAACTATTGAACAAATCGTCGAATGCGTCTCCTGCTGCTTTCGCATCCGTTGAACTTGGAGCTTTTTCAGTTACCTCTTCGGTTTTTTCTTCTTCAGAACTTCCGTTTAGATACTCATTTAAAGCCTCTGTCAACTCATCATATGAGCGTTCTTGATAAATCTCAGTAATATTCTTCTGAGAATTATTAATCGTCTCAAGTAGTGATGCGTCTTCTGTAATTGGTGTTATGTTTGGTTTAACTCTGATTGATGTTGATGGAAACGATGCACCTGTTTCTTCTGCAGTTTTGAATTCTACAGAAACATCACGACCACTTGTTGGGTCGGTGATATCACCATAATCAGGGTCTGCTATAATGGATAATAACTCTTGATAAACCGTCTTACCAAATCCCCAAAACTTCACACCTTGTGACTCTTCACCTCTGACAACGATTGGAGCATAGGTTCTCATCTTTGCTTCAATCTTTCTACCAAGACGATAGTCTTCTTTAGAGCCAGTAGATTTTAGTTTTTGAGCGAACTCTTCGATTGGGTCTGGTCTTCCAAAAGAGATTGGTGAAAGATAATTCTTACCACCTAAATCATAGTGAAAGTACAACTCAATAAAAGGATTATCTTTGTTAAACTTATAAGGTGCAATCCTTACAACCTGTGTGCCAGGTGATGGTTTCCAAAGATTTGATGTTCTGTTATTTGTAGTCTGAAGTTGACTAAGACGATTTTTTATTGCGTTTAAGTCCATTTTTTATCTCCTATTATTTAATTTATTATTTTTTAGTGGAATCATTTGATGATTCGTATATAAGTATAAGTAAAATTTTGTAAATACTATTTTTTATTCCAAGTCTTTGTATCAATTATTGTGTAAATTTTAGTTGGTATTTTATTTAGTCCGTTTTCATTTGTTAATAATAAGCAGTTCTGATAATCTTCCCAATTTATTTGGTAGCTCTTATCAAGCTTTCCACCGTTCAATTCTCTAATCAAATCATTAAGAGCATTGATGGTGTATAATGTGTTTGTCATTTTTTTTCTATGTAAGGATATCGTATCGTGACTACCTTGTATGAAATCTTCTTCATACTCAACATTGTAAGTGCATATAAGCTGGTTGCTATCATTACCATTCTCAAAAACATAAATCTTGTCGAACACAATCGTGTTACATTCAATCACGAGGTTTACAACATCATTAAGATTATTCTTTTGGGTAAATGTACAAAGTAGTTGAGTTTTCATTATGGTTTCTCACCTGTTTTAAAGCATTTCTGCATACCACTACTATATGCCATTGTGTTGTTTGTTTTACCAGCCGCACCTGCTTTTGAACGATAAGTCTTATTACCAATATCAATTCGTTTATCCCCCTCACCAAGCGCATAAATAAATACGACCTTTCCAGTAACATTACCTTGTGCATCTGTTGTGATTTTTTCTTCCTCGACTAATCTGAATTTTTCCTTAAATTCTTTAGAATTTTTAACACTTAAACAATTTCTAAGAACATCACCATTTACCTCTGTTCCACCCATATTAACGTCTAATGCTGCTCCCATTATAGAGTTAGGATTACCCTCTTCATATTCTTTAGGTGGATAATCCAACATACTAAGATGAAAAGCTCTTTCAGCTTCATTAGCTTCCATTTTTTGTCCTAAATTATCATCAATCTCATTTAGTTTTTTTATTCGTTCTCTTTGAAGTTTGACAACTTGTTCTCTTTGACTTGATAAGTTTTTCTTTACATCAATACCATCTATTGATGGGTCTTGTTTTTGTAAAGCAAGACCAATTTTATTAATTACCTTAGTGTCGTCTCCTTTACCATTACCATCTGCTACCATCCTTTTAATCATATCTAACTTTTGTTCAGTTGTTAAATCTTTTGGTTCAACACCATCAGGTAAATAGTCAGAGTATTTTTTACCAACTTTTGTCGTATTTCCAGACGCATACGCTTTCGCACCATAAATCGCGACATCGATATTTTTTTCGAGAGTACCTTTATCATTTTCGATTATTTTTATTTGGTCTTCTGTGGATAGTTCTAAAAGTCTTTTAGCTATGGGAGTGGCCTGTTCGTTATAATTTTCTTCAATATCTGTTATTTGATTTGAAATATCATCTACAATTTGTTTGGCCTCAGTTTTCTTCTCATCTGATATTTCCATTTTATCTAAATAACTTTTATAATTTTCACCCTCTTTTATTAATGTTGAGTTATCTTGTATATCTGCTGTCGTTGTTTTATCAGAGTGGAACTGCACTAATAAATTACCATCTTCATCCTCTATGAACGTAGCTGTATCCGACGGATTTATTCCACCACCACCTGCTTTTATAAATTCTATAACGTCTTCTTTTTTAACTTTTTGTCCATTAGGTAAATAAACATTGTTGGCCCCTTCCACCATCCTTACTTGTGCGTCAATTGAATCCCTCGCTCCATAAAAAGTTTCAGGTTTTTTTGGTGTGCCAAATTTATCCTCATCTTGTAATCCTTTTATTCTTTTAAGTGAATTCTCCTTTTTCTTCATAGCTGACCTAGCAGATACTATACACTTTGAATAAAGTTCCTTATTTTCTA